CTATATCATTGGTCGCAAATGCCATCGCGATCTTGGTGTTGGCGGTAGAGACCGCGAGCAACGCCGCCTGTTGCACCCCGCCTGTGATTACGTTCCCACTCGCGTTGTCCCCCGCACCGTCAATGGCCACGTTAAAGCGGTTGTTCGTGGACCCGTCATCGATCTGAAAGACGGTAGCCGTCGCGACTGCCGTTGAGAGCGCCGACCCATCAGCAAAGATCGTTCCCGGCCCCGCCGTGTACCAGCCGAAACTACTGGTGACGATGTTATCCGCCGCCCTCGTAGCAGCCGCGCTGGTGGTGCGGATGGGCGAGGTGACGAAAGAGCCTAGTTCAAGTTGCGGCCAGCCGATGCGGATGGTGATGTCGACGGCGACGCCGGAAGACCATCGGAACTGGATGTAGGGCTGTATCCACGCCGTGGATGCGTTGGCAATCGTTCCGGTCTCGGACCTGCGCGACGCAGCGGTGAGAGACGCCGGCAGGGATGTGTGGAACGTCGGCACCCACACCTCGCCAAGGTACGTCGGCGCAACTGAATGGATTGCCGAGCGCACAGCGATGTCAGTGATGTTAGTGAACGACCCAGCCACTACCGCAAGAAAGACACCGCTGGCCCATGTCTGACCATTTACCGCCGCAATCCCGGTTTGGGCCTCAAAGTTGATGTTGTTTGAAACAGAACCCGTGGTCCCAGAAATCCGGATGTCAATGTAATCGATGCCGTTCTCCGAGCCGGTCCCAACGATGGTTCGGGTTAACCCGGGATGACCTGAGTTCCAGTTCGTCGGCGCAGTCCCCGGTGTGCCCGCCACCGCACCCTGCATCGAGTTATTGCGGATGCTGTTGGTCCGCGCTTCCTCGACGAGTAAGCCCTTGTTGGTAATGCGCGGGATGTCGTCCAAGAATGGGGACCAAACCCCGGCCACGTTGTCGGCATAGGCTGTAGAGGCTCTTGTTGTTGTTATAAGAGTATTGGCGTCTCTTATAACACCTGGTTCTATAGATCGATAAACTTCATTCAAAATGAAGTTGAGGTCAAGTGAGGCTTCAGCCCGCCACCATGTACTAAACGCAAATCTCTTTCTGCTTTTTTTCTTGGAATACATTATTCTTATCTATTAAATGCAGCCGGATCAGCAGTTTGTCCGGCGTCGAAATCGCGGGCATCTTTCTTCAAGTCGATGAATATTGTATATGATGAGTTAGTTGTAGCACCAAATGTTGAAAGTAGTATATCTCCATTTGTATTTGCTTCTGGATTATTCAGAACTCCTGTCATTCCGTCTCCATCCATGTTTATGTCAAATCTATCTGGACCAAGAGTGATTATGCTTGAGTTTGCATCGCCTTTCCACTGGAGACTTAGATATTGAGGAACGTTGATATCACCATATATGTGCTTTATGGTTGTTCTATAGTTTGTTTTAGGGTGTGTGTTTGCAGACATAATAAACCCATTGGCATTTAACGCATATGCTAGAGTTGATACGTCGACAACCGTATTGTTTGATGCAGTATTACCGTCAAGAAACCCTGTAATCTTTATTAAGGTTCTTCGGTGGGAATCTATAAGTCTCTGTTCTGTATATTGATTGGGCATTATTGTTCCTTAAATCTTTAAGCTTAGTTGATTCTTGTTTTTAGTTTCTGTTCTTGAGGCATTTCTCTCGGCAAACTTGGCCTTAACCGCAGATTTCAGGTTCTTCTTGTCTTTATTCAGATTTCTCAAATGGGCCACAAATCTTTCCCCACTACTACCGTTATATTCACCTGCCGCTTGGGTTACTCTTGTATTATTTATCCACTTTTTTACCTGTTTAAGGTCTCGATTTTCATCAGATTCTTTTAATCTTCGTCTGGGCACATACTTTACTGCGGCCACTTCCTTCTGGAGTTTGATTCGGAACCGATCTACCGCAATCTTGATTTTCTCTGTTAGTTCATCCGAAATTTTCTTAAGTTGTTCCGAGGTATGTCTAGTGGACATTTCTGATAGTTTCCTTGTGGCTATGTTTATACCTTTGATTCTACTATTCCATTTACGCTTTTCGTTCTTGGTTCTAATAGGTTGTTCCAGGGTTTTGCCTCTCTTGGATGTTCTATACCCTACGGCATAGTTCTTATCTGCAACATCCAGGGCTGATTTGCGTACATATTTTACAAGGGTACCTTTAGACAACTCGTTGACAGGACCAAAATCTTCATTTGTTGATGTTTCGAGTTTTTTCTTGGCTAGACCTACGCCTTTACTACGGTTAATTAGTTTTCTTTCTAGTTCCCCATTGGATCGACCGCTCTTACCGATATAGCCAAGGTATTCTTCACGACCCCTAAACCCTCCCGGTCCTGATGGTTGTTGTCTTATTAGAGTTTTACGATCATCTTCGCGGTCTTCCCTGGAATTCTTGATATAAGACTGTAGAGTTTTTGTTTTTAGCTCATTGACTATTTCCTCCCCAAGACCAACACCAACTTCAGAGAAAGGAATGGTAATGGTTCTCTTGATACGATCATTATGGTATGTTGCAACCCTAGTACCGTCAGAAAATATACGAATCCCTTTGCGATGGAACACTAATACTACGGGAACTTTAACGTCTAAAAGGCCTACCATAACGTCAACTTCCGCCGCGCGGACTACCGCGGCGCCTCGACGATCCCGCCGCCGTGAACGGCGCCGGATTTGAAAATGAATTCAATGAATTCATGACTGCCTTCTTTTTTGGGGCGGCGCCCCAATTTGGGGCGCGCTTACCTTTATTTGTTGATGTTTCGAGTTTTTTCTTGGCTAGATAAAGACCATTTTTGCGGTTCTGTAGTTTTCTTTCTAGTTCCCCATTGGATCGACCGCTCTTACCAACAAAGTCGTGGTATTTTTCGCCGTGATCTCGGAACTCATCCTCTCTCCATGATCTTTGTTGTCTTGTTAGAGTTTTACGATCATCTGCGCGGTCTTCCCTGGAATTCTTGATATAAGACTGTAGAGTTTTTGTTTTTAGCTCATTGACAGGACCAAAATCTTCATTTGTTGATGTTTCGAGTTTTTTACTGGCTAGATAAAGACCATTTTTACGGTTCTGTAGTTTTCTTTCTAGTTCACTATTGGATGGACCACTCTTACGGGCCCAGCCACGATATTCTTTGTAACCCCTAAACTCTCCTCGCGTTCCAAATTTTTGTTGTATTTCTAGAGTATCCCGAGTGCGCTCCCCGTCTTTCCTGGAATTCTTGATATAAGACTGGAGAGTTTTTGTTCTTAACTCGTTGACAGGACCAAAATATGATTCTCCAACTACAACTTTGCCTGCATCCAAGGCAAGCATAACTCTTTCCTGTAGAGTCTCCACAATACCTTTTCTGAATCCTTCGGCATCCTCGTTGTGTAGTGCTCTTATTGCTTTTTTGATACTCATAGTATTCTCCTGATTTATAGGTATTTATGATTCTTTAGGAATATAGGTCTGGATCAGGCACGATTTCTGCTTGATGTATGTTAATAACATGACCAGTATTTGGATCCACTATCTTCTTTGGTTTGTCTGAAACCTTAAAATGTGTGTTTCTGGGCATCAAAAATTCTCTCTCCCCTGGCGCGACCGCCCCTGTATAGTGACCATCCATATACATACCTTTATCGCCCTTCTTTATCTTAAACTGTATTACATGTGAAGGAGATTCAGGGTTGTTCTCATCCTTGGTAAATCTAATGGCTGTACTTGGGTTTAGTGTGGTTGAACGATAGCCCTTATGACTAAAAATGCCACTTTTACTCTTTGAAGGATCAAATTCCGCGACGCCACCATAAGTAAAGAAATCTTGAGAAGCCGAGGTTTTTAATAACGCATTATCCAAGTGGTCTATAGCATGTTTCAGAGGCAGTTGCTTTCCCTTACCATCGTCGGTAGTCAGATTGACCTTATCATACATAAAGTTGGGATTACCGTTTAGAGCATCATTGATGGCTTTATGATCACCAGCATTATATGATCTGAGTGTATTCTTTTCGTCCTGACTTAATCCTCTCCAATCATAGTTGGCTTTTATTGATGCATGGGTTTTCTCTGCAACTTCCTGTTGATCCTTGAAGTATTTATCATAATCAACTGCTACTTTATCCATAGTATCAGAGGAGTGTATTCGATCCTTATGTCTGATCTGAGCCAGTTTTACTCTTTCTTGTGCGATTGAAACCGACTTCTTGTAGGCTTCTGGATTGGAAGTTTTCATATTAGTCAACTTGCCATTATTTGCCAGTCCTTTGGCATGATTGATTATCTTTTCATGCCTGGTTGCATCCAGAGGTCTTTGAGCTATAGGTTTAAGATCACTACCCGCTACAAAATGAGTAGCCTTGTTGTCCTTACCGTATCTACCAAAACCATAGTATTCAAGACCAAGCTTTTGCGCGGATTTTGCTGCAAACGTGCTGGGTTCTTTAGTAATCTCATGGAAGTTTTCTATTAGAAATGTTCTATATGTTTTCATTTATTTTACTATATCTACCATAAAAACGTCTGTTTCAAACCCGTAAATCATCATTTTTCTTTTATCCAACACTTTTATTTTGGTGTTTCTTGGAAGTATAAACTCATTTTCCCCGGGGTTCCTCTCCCCAAGATAATAACCTTGTTGTCCTTTTTTTATATTAAACTGTAGTAGGCTTCCTTTATTGCCGGCAAAAAAAAGAGCCGTGTATAGATTTAGGCTAGTAGATGTAAATAAAGGTAGTAGATAAACCCTACCTTTTTCCATACTTAAGTTGTGGTTTCCACTATACGCTATGAAATCTGTGGGTGATGTATGAGACTCATCATCAATGATATCATCTAGTAGATTGATCCGATATTTAACTAACCTCCAATATGAATCATGGGCGGATTTTCTCAGCCCATGATAATCATGGGTGGATTTATATTCCGGAAGCTTATATTTCTGAGGGTTAGCCCTATTAAGAATAATCTTTGTAAAATCCCGATATCCTTCCTTGGTATAATGGTCCAGGGTTTTTTCTTCATCCCTAGAAAGGCGAGTGGCATTATAGTGGGACACTAGTGTCCGGTTTATTTTTTTCCAATAACCAGCATCGATATAATCATCTATTGATTGGTCCCATTCTTTTTTTACTTCATAACTATGTATATACCTAGTGGAGATTTTTTTTAGTTTTCCATCCTCAACAAAATGAGTAACCTTTGGTTTTTGTTGATCCTTGCGTCCATAACGACCAAATCCCAAGTATTTTAATCCAAGCCGCCTAGCCTCCTTGGCTGTTTCCGACTTGGGTTCGCGAAACGCTAGTCGCAAATCTTCTTTGATTGTGTCGAATGGTTTCATTGATCTTCCACTATATCCACAACATATATGTCTAGATTTACCTTAGGATTATCTACATATGTCGTTGTGTATGGGTCGAGTGGTATACTTTTCATTGAAGAAGCTTTTATTTTGATGTTTCTTGGAAGTATAAACTCAGTTTCATGACCTCCACGAAAAAACCCTTTTTGTCCTTTTTTGATATTAAACTGTAATATCACATTGTTTCTTATGTCACGTGTTGTCATATTGGAAATAAAGCCCAAGGCAGTTTTTAATGATAAGCTGGTTGATGTATATACAGGAAGTATGTATGTCTCTCCTATTTCCATATGCAAGTTACTTTTTCCTGAGTAAGAGATAAAACTCATGGGAGACAATCGATCATCAAGTAGATTATCTAAACTGGAAATCAAGTCTGATATACTCAAAATATACTCATTGGCTTCGTAATATGAGAATATTTTATAACTATCGTCCATAACTATATTATCTATATCCGCCCTTAGTTCCTGCCCTGGCGGTTTGGTTAAATACCTATTGATATCTCTATATGAAAATCCCGTATAGGCATTCATTGAAGCTTTTTCATCGGATACTAGATCCTCGTATACACGACTATCTATAAGTCTTTGATTTACAACTACCCCTTCTTGGTCAATATCATTTATAACATTATCTATTTTTTGTACTAGTACTTGGTCCGGATTAATTTGGCCGGCCGCGGCCGAGTAGTCTGGAAATTTAATCAGTTGATTGTTATTAACATAGTATTGAACCTTTCCGTTCTTACCGTATCTACCAAAACCATAATAATCAAGGTGTAGAGCAGATGCCTTCCTTGCGGTGGCGCTTCTTCTATCATATCTTGCAGGTCTTAGTATATATTTGGCCAGGTCTTCTCTAAGACTACTTAAATTTTTCATTGGGCCTTCGCAATAAATCTGGAATTTTTACGACCACTACTGTTTTCGCCGGGTGAAATGTTAGCGGTTTCCGCACTAACACTGTTATACTTATTCCCTTGGGCTTGATCTATCTGACCGCTATCCAATGGTTGTATTTCCTGTGGTGGTTGTTGAGGCATAGGTTGTCCATCCGGACCTACTGGTAGGGGATTGCCCATTCCGTCCATGGGGGGAGCCATCTTGGCTTGGAGTTTTTCTGCATCCTTGGCTTCCTTATCCATTTCTTTCTGCATTTTCTCCAAATCATCATCCGTGAGGCGAAGAACATTCTTCTTGATCCACATATCCGAAAAGTAAACACCTTTATATGGTTCGATCATTCCTAATAGTGATATTCTCTGGGTGTATAACTCTTGTTCTTTTAGTTCTACCTGATAGATATCTTTCTTGTAGTCATAGAAGATTTCTTCCTTGAACTCATCCCAATCTTCCTCGGTGCAAATACCCTTTAGTATTAGTTGCGTTCGAAGTATATCATCAAACAGAATGGAAAATTTATTGCGAAGTCTATCGATGTGTTTCTGAAACTTCAATTCGTCTCGTTGTATTTCTGATGATCTACCAAGACCAACCGATACACTTGATTGTTGATTGGATGATCCAGGACCAACCTGTCCACCTGCTCGTGAAAATGGTATATCTAGAGCCGCGTATAGCTTTTTCTGTAGATATTCAACGTCTCGTATTTCCCCCAAGTTTTGACCACCCGGTAGGGTTGATATTTCAGTACTTTTGTTACCTTCTCGTCTAGGCAGCCAGAAATCCTCAAGCATTGCCATATACTTGCGCTGATCTTTAACTTCACCTGTGTTGGCATCATATACAATCTTATTTCGATACTTACTCATTACGTCTTTAAGATACTGATCAGCCTTTTGTGGAGGCATATTACCAACATCGACATAGAAAAGCCTACGTTCTGGCGCGCGAGCCAGACGATAGATTACCGTCGCATCTTCAACCATGCGTAGCTGATTTAGGGGTCTGATAGCTTTGTGGAGATATGATTGTACCATGGCTTGTCTTTCATCCATGATACCTGAGTTGACATTAACTACTGAATCCACAGCAATCTTGGTGCCCATATGCGTTGATGTTGCCAAGGTGCCACGATCATTGTATAGATAGTATTCTTTGACGGATTTGACGATTTCAACCCCCGATACCGGGTCCTTGGTCTTTTGGACTTCTCGGATTTTCCTAATCTTGCGGGGGTCTATATATCGAAGTTCTTGAATGCCTGAGTGAGGGGATTTTTCATTGATAACCAACTGGTAGAATAGTCTACCATCAACGTACCATTTTCTGAATAGTTCATGGGCTGTGTTACCAAAATTTAACATACGAAGAATATTGGAGAACTCGTCTCTGATCTTCTTTTTGATGTTATCTGGTTGTTTTAGGTCATCAACATTGATATCAACGCATTTACCTTTATTATCCGTTACGATAGATTCATTGACGATATCGTTAATGGCAGCGTCAAGTTCTGGTTGACCCGCCATTTGACGATACTTAGTTATTAACTCAACTTCGTTGCGGACGATTCCGTCGAGGTCGACATAAGTTCCATAGTAACTTCCGACTTGAATAGTTAGAGCGCCGTCATCATTGGCGGGTAAGGCAAATGATTTTTGCACCTCTAACTTTTCGGCGTCATCTTCTTTTTTCTTTATCTCAAAACCAAACAACTGCATTATGCGTAACTCCACTCCAAGGTTAGTAACTTCCTTTATATAACTGGTCTAGAGATATATAGGGATAATACTAAGACTTATGAAGTTCTTAGCTTGTGACCCCATCCGTTGTTGATTCCCACCATTGATAAGCAAACGTTACTGAGTACTCTTCAACTTGGTTGTTTGTATCCCAGCCTAGTTCAATCGGAGAAACAGTTGTTGGCCACATTCCAATGAACTTATATTTCTTAAGTACACCGGCATTTGCGGTTATTGCTGTTGGAGAAGAGGCTCCACCTTTAGCATACTGAATGACGTGAGCATCTACCGAGTACTCCGAGCTATTATAACCAGCGGGATCGCGCAAGTTGCTAAGGTGTCCGTTTAATGCGTTCATCCATTTTTCAAATGAATTTCGAATGGTGAAGTTTTCGTCATTGATGATGGTTACTGTCCATTCTGGGTATGATGGATTACCGGGTAGCTTGAACTCTCTTCCAAAGAATGGTACTGTTGCAATACCCATGGTAGAACCAGGCAAACTGGCTGCACGGCACAGGAATGCTATATTTCTGGATATATCCGCGGCAGAGGTGCCAATAGTAGCAATGCCCGTTCCAGGCATTGCCATTTGTACTTCGAAGAGATTGGGGCGCGCACCGTCGCCCTTAAGTTGTGATCTAAATCCCTGTAAGTCGAATGCAGTCATGAGTTAACTCCTTGTTTTCTAATATTTATCCGATTATCCAACAACTTCTTCAAATGAAACGCCAGTTCCAACTGCTGTGAAGTTTAGTCGAATAAAGTTGATGCTTCTTGCGGGTTTGACTCGAATTGATCCGACGAATTCGTTTCTATCGATAACATCCGGTGTGTTGTTTGTTTCATCACAGATAACTTGGAAGGCGAAAATACCTCTTCTACCTTGGATGTTTCTCAAGAATGGTTCAACCATGGAGACGAATTGTGCTCGGGTGTATTGATCGTTGATATCAAATAAGAAGTACTTGGCTGCTTTTGCAATAGACTTCTCAAGAATAATGAACAAACGTCGAACATTTATTCTGTCAAATGCATCCGGTTTGGAAACAAGAGTCTTGTCGCCAAATAGAATAGGACCTTCACCCTTTTCTATAATGATAGCGTTGACACTTGATCTATACAAGTCCTTTATGTTTGCTTCGGAAGGGTTCCAAGCCAACTTGAATACGTTCTTAATCTGACCGCGAGTATAACCAGCAATGGAGAACCATGGGTCATATTGTAGGTCGGTTCTAGCAGCAAGACCGGCAACGTCGCCATTTAGAGGCACCCATCTATAAACGTCATTATAACGGTCGTATTGGTACTTCCAGTTACAATCCATGAATGCGTATGTGCTTGTTGGTAGAGTATTTCTGTATGTAATAACATCGGTTGTTTCATTGCCGGCATTGTTAACAACATTATTCATTGTGGGAGAAGCAAATACCACCGCGTCTTTTCTGATTTCAGCTACACTTTGAACTGCATAATTTACGACGGAAGCATTATGGTCGCCGGTCATCAATAGAGCAACGTCAACTTCATTGGCATTGACAAATTTTGAAAACCCATTGATTGTATTACCAGCGGCTGGTGTTGCAATAACACCTTTACTCAGAGTTACTGTATGGGAAAGACCATTACCTGTACTGAAGGTAGTTCCATTTGCTGTAACACCCCAACCAGCGGAGTTTGCGGGACCTGTTCCTGCATCCGGATGAGCCAACCACCAAATATACTTGGATCTTCTATTAACAACATCCTTGTAGTAGTTTGAGGTACCATCTGAATTCTTGGCATCAGAAGCTTTAGATGCATAGCCAAATCTTTCGAGAACTGTATTAGCCGCACCAGAAAACTTACCTAGTGCATCAACAACAACAATGTGTATTCCATCCTCGGTACCGCCGCGAGTACTAACGTAATCTGAGGTGACTGGGGCTCCATCAAAGTAACCGTTATATATCCAGGCTGCAAATAGTGCTGTATCTGAGGAGTAGAAAATTGAAACTTTTAGCCCATTACCCAAATCTCCTGGGTATTTTGCGGCCCACATACCATAAGTGTTTGCACCTGAGGCGAACTGATTGTCGTAGTGGTCTCTATTCTTGATCATAACTGAAGTTGCATTACTATTTGCAATAGCATTTCTCATACCGTCCGCGCTGGCTCGCACCAGTCTCGCTTGACCGGTGTATTGTAGAAAGTTTGCTATTGTGAAAAATGAAGTAAATGTGTTTGCGTCGGGAATATGTACTCGATCCACCAATTCCACTTCATTCGCAAGATTGATGATTTCTTCGACTGGACCCCATTGGAAATGTCCTGCGAAACCACCTTCAGTTGTACCAACGGCTGGAGCTACTAACGATACACTTTGTTCTGTTACATCCACACCTGGTGAAACTCGAAATCCCATCTTATTTCTCCTTATTTTTAGTTATTATTAGGTATTCTATTCTTAGTATTTAGAGAAATGTAAGATTATAGTCTATTCCTGAATGAGCCCGTCATGTCGAAGGGATTTGATTCCCAAGGATTTCCCGCCCAATCATCAACATCTCTCCATACATTCCCCTCAGTATCTACAGTATATTCTTCTTCTCTACCATCAGTTATAACACCAACTGGCACAATATCAGAATCCATCATGTCTAGTTCTTCATCTTGAATGATTTTTCTTATATCCACTTGTATCATGTCTTTGAAGTACTTCTGTGAAATCAACCAAGCAAATAAAACAAGGGTCATGACCAAGTCGTCATTTCTTCCGGCATCGGCCGCAAAGCTTTGATGATTTGATGTGAATGTAAATAGTTCGGCAATCGTTAGTTTATCCCAAACCAACAACTTGTCGGATTCAAGAAGGCCTTTTAGATTGGTGCAGCCTATTCTTTTGGTTGCAACCGAGGTTTTAAGACCCATCCTCTGACCTTTTTTATGCCCACTAGATACTGATTGGGCATGTTTCTGTTTGGTCTCAATCTTGACAAGGTTGTCATACCCCAACTCATAATGCAGAATATCGGATATTTGCAACCCTATACTGTTGATTTCAACAAGTATGAATGCATCGTTGTATTTTGTTGCTATTGTATATATAACAGTAGGGAATAAGTAGGGAGATATCTTGTTATTACGATACAAGGCGACTTGTTTATAGGGCGCTTCCGAAACATCAAAGACTGATATTGCAGAATAGTCCTTGTTTTGCCCTTCCGATGGATCAACTGTAATGGCATATTTCCTGCCTTGTGCGGGATATTCATAAACCTTGAATAGTCCATCCAACTCAATGAATGCTGGGTTTCTCCAGCCTGCTCTCAACGAATCCAACTTGGAACTACTTATGAGTGTGTTGGTGGAGCCGAGGAACTCTGTGTTGTGTGATATTACGTTATTGGAATAGTAGGATGCATGATCTTTTACACCAACTGGATCAAATACTGTAAAGTTTCCATGGTCAACACTAATAGAAACAACTGTTTTACCAGTAATATCGTCAGATACTCTTATATCTTGAGAAAACTTAAAACCACTTGATGATAATAATGCATGTTTTGCGGAACATTTGATACAACTACCATCACTAAACTCTATTTTGTATAGTTTATCGGTAGTTTTGGTTAGTATACCATCAAACTTTTCATATCCATAAGGTGTTTTTATGAGAAATCTATTATTTTTTACGAACATTTTGATTTTTTATCTATTATTCTACGAATATATGCTGATGTTACGTTATATATTATTGCAAAATGATTACAAAATGCTGTTTTATATGTGTATACTCTACCATTCTTTTGCACTCTTCCTATCTTTAGATCAGTTATATTCATGGTATCACTATATAATATTCTAATATCATCAGCAAGACTGTCTTGTATTATTGCTCTATATTTGACAGCCTGTGATTTTGCAAGCTTACCCTGTTCTGTGATATTTATATTGTAACCACTTTTCCCTTTATTCCAAGGTATAGTGCCCTTTTTTACTTCTCCGATACCTGGTCTTTTACAACCTCGTTGTATATCAGAAATATATGTGACTGGAAGTTGCAGTCTCTTGGTGATTAGTACACAAGCACCATAGTCTCTCTGTCCATAGTGTATGTTATAGTGTTCTTGTATCGGTATACAACTTAAGTTATCGATATCGTTATTTGAATGATTACCGTCTATATGATGGACTTCAAAGGGTCTATTATTGGCATCAATGGGTATAGCGCCGTTGTATTTTATCCATGTTTTTCTAGATATGTATGACATGTATTATTTAGTATTCCTAGAAATCCTGTAACATATACATCAAATCTTCTATTTGAACCCTATGAGTTAGTTGAGTTTTGGTATCCAATATTTCTATAATAGTATCCCCAGAAACACATTCAAATTCCTGTTGAAATTGTTCGGCGCTGGTATTTCGGATTGTTTCTTCTTTCCACTTTTCATCACGGCCTGGAATCTGCGACCACCGAACGTCGGATCGCTTGTAGCTGTTTTTGCCTTCAATCGAGTCCATCCAAATAGTATAGAATTTATTCATGCCTCTGGGTGTAGATACGATCAGTAGCTTGGTTGTTTCGCCCGATGAAATGGTTGGATATGTGGATGCAAAGAAGCCCTCTGCAATGCCATCGGGAACGTGGGCAAATTCATCAAGGAAAACGCAGTTTAATGAATCGCCTCGGACGGATGTTGCTGTTGTTGAATCGGCTTTGATCTTCGAACCATTTTCAAACTCAATAGACCCCTTGTTCCAGAATTTGATACCCTGTTTCAAGAAATCTGGTAGATACATATATGCTATTTGTAGACGGCTGAGCGTAATCCTAGCACCACTGGCTTTGTTTGATAGAATGGCTACGTTCACTTTGCGGTGAAATAATAGATACCATAGTAGATATGCTATAACTGTTGTAGATTTACCAGCCTGGCGTGGCCACTTACCAACAACGAATCGGTTGTTTACACACAACTCAATCAGTTCTTCTTGAAAATCCCACATTTCAAAGGGAATAAGACCTTTATCTACATGAATGATCTTTATATACGTCTTGGCAAAGTATATAGGGTCTTTCTTACATTTCTCAAACTCATCTCTTTCGTGTTGAGTCCATGGGTGAGTAGCGTTGCTTGGCATAAGCAACGAGTTTCCCTTGAATGATAGCTTTATTTTTACGCCGTTGATTAGGGGTAGTTGCATTACTTGGTTTTACTATCCTCTATATTGTCGAGCAAATCTGCTGCTGTACCATAAAATACAGCCTTATCCACGTTAAATGTTTGGGGTTGCAGTTGATTACCTGTTGTCTCCGCAACTTTTCTATGCAGGGCATACATTTTTTCGGTTAAATTTGTGACTGAATCTATCATTTTGGCTACAGCCTCAAATGACCTGGCACTTTCATCATTCTGTGCTGTTGCTAGTATACCTTCCAGAGCCTCTTGACCTGTTCTTATGAGGTCCGAGTAAGTACTTCTAGCCGTATTATAATCTTCTCGCTCATCAATCGACTGATTTGCTACCGCAACTTGTTGTTGTGGTACTTCCATAGGTAATGTTGAATCAACTTCTTCATAGA